CCTAGAATGCGCGGCCGTAGGAAGGGTAGCGCTCGTGAACGATTTCCCTGGAAGCCCGTATGAACACGCTCACCCGTTACAGAAGATTCCCGTGGGCGCGACATACAAGACAATCGAGTTCATCGTAGAGGAAGCTCAGAAACATTACGGAGAAATCCTGAAATACCAATACGAATACCTGAACAGGCGATGGCTCGACAACAACATCCAGTCATACGTAGATTTCCTGAAATAACAAAGAAACCCCAAGGCATGGCGCCAAGGGGTTATTATTTAACTATAAGGAAACGTTAAACTTATTGTGCTACGACGTTCGGTTCTGCGTCCTTGATGCAGACATATGCTACACCGCGAGGTTCAACGATACCGCCGAGAGAAGCGACAGTCCAACGGGTCTTGTTAGTACCGAGGACGATATCGACTGCACGGCCTTCATGGACCTTGATACCTTCGATAGGTTCAGAACTCTGATCGGCGTTAGACCAGTCGAGCTTGCTGAGGGTTTCGAATTCCATGGAACCGTCGATACGGATGATACCAGTGAAATAGAGGCCTGCTTCAATCGGGTTGACGAGTTTCTTGCTGCCGAAGCTTGCAAGAGTTACTGCGTTGCCGTCTTTGTCACATGCTTCCTTAGTGCCCTGGCCGTTGAGATCGACTTCGCGAACCTTGACGGAACCAGAAGTTGCGTCTTCGATTGCGATGAATGCCTTGTAGCTGGAAGTCTTGTTACCTACGAGGTTGGTTGCGTATACGCCTTCGACGAAGAGCGGAGTACCAGCCGGGATAGTTTCAGTAACGCCCGTGAGCTTTAATGTACCAATGTGAGTGCTGGAATCCTGAGTGAAACCGGAAACCGTCGCGCTAGAAAGTTCATTTGCGAGCGCCTGTGAAATTTCGAGAGTCGGGAGGAACTGTTGTTCACGGAATTCAGTCTTGTATGCAGATCCGATCATGCCAGTCTTGTAGAGCGGTTCTACGTCGACAGGAGAGAAGCCCTTACCCATTGCGTCGCAGATGGAGTTAATCATCGGGTCGATGAAGCCATAACGGTCTTCAGTAGAGATGGAGCCGAGGAATCTGGATGCCTTGGAAAGCGGGAGCCAGCCCTTGCCTACGAATGCGGTATTCTGTTTACCGATATCTTTCTTGAGGACTTCCTGAACGACGCCTTCAATCAAAGCCTTGCCGTTCGGCTTAGCGATTTCCTTGTCCCATTCTACGTCTGTAATCTTCTCGAGCATGTTGGTATCGATAAGGATGTTACCGAGTTCGATGCCCATCGGAACTTTACGTTCGACGAGGTTGGATGTCTTGCCAGTGAGGTTCTGACCGGTTACGAACTTACCTGCGTCACGGATGACGAATTCGTATTCTGTACCGTTTCTCTTGCCTTCGAGCTGGTCGCCGAAGTATTTCTTGGAACCTACGGTTAAGTATGGAGCAGCTTCAGCAGCGCGAAGAGCGACGAGGTCGACTTTCTTGTTGGTAATAAATGTATTAGCCATAATTTATATTCCTTTATTATCCTTTAGGATGTTTGCGTAAGTAGTCATTCCAGTAATTTCTATCCTTTACTATAGGACCGCTTACATTGTTGTTCTGTATTTGCTTTCCAATGACGGGAATAGCAGGTTTGGCAGGTTGTTGCGGTTCTGCCTGTTTGTTATAGTGTTCCGCGAGAATCTGATCAGCTACGCGCGCTGTATTGAGCTTCATGATGTCCTTGTCCCTGCTTCTGAACATCTGGCCGAGCCATCTTTGAGGGTTAGTCATCAATTCCCTTAATACAATCGGGTAGTCGTTCAAGGATTCGAGATAACTGAATACTACGCCGTTCGGGTCTACCTTTCTAATTTCCTGTGCGAATATCTGTCCGTTTGTAGCCACGAGATTGTCGTAATCTTCAAGTTCCTTACCGCTGAAGCATCTTTCTGTAACGTAACGGTCGTATTCGATGGCGTGCCTCTGTTGTTCTTCCGTCATGGACTTCCTGAGGTTTACTACCTCGTCCTGCATGTCCTTCTGGTTTAACTTCCATTGGGTGAACGCGTCATAGTCTACGCTTCCGTCGTTCTTCTTGAAATCTTCAGCCTTGAGACCTTCCCATTTCTTGAGGGATTCTTCAAGTTCCTTGATTCTTGCGTCTTTCTTCTTGTTCGACTCGTTGAACTGTTCAGTCAACTTGTCATATTTCTCTTGAAGCTTACGGTTCTTGTCTTTCTGTTTCATGAACGCGTAATCTTGCTGGGAGAGTTCTTTCTTCTTAACATCCTTAGCTTTATCGACTTTAGGCTCATCACTTCCCTTGTCTTCGGCCTTAGGTTGTTCGCCGTCATTAACTTTAGCATCCTCAGGAGAATCGACGTTAGTTTCTTCCGATTTGGTCACTTCGACTGATGGGGTCTCTGTTTCCTTCGCTTCAACCTTAGGCTCTTCTTTGGCCTTCGGTTCTTCTTTACCCTTGCTCAAATAAGAAAGGGCCTGTTCTGTTGACATACTCATAAAGGTTAGTCTATTGCCTCGCCGAGGAATTCAAATATGAATAACGATGCCTCGTTCACCGCTATACTAGAATAATTAGTGCTAATGGAACCGGTGGAAATCGAATCCACCTCAGCCGGCTTGCAAGGCCAGCTCGCCTCCTTGGATCATGCGATCCCATATTCAATAGAATAATTAGAATCCGTGATAGACGATTTCGCCTTTCGGATGCGGTACTCGTGCAGCATTGAGAACCCTGCCAATCGAAGGCGCGTTCAGCAGTCTCGCCATGTCCTGAGGTTCGACGTTGACGTATGTATATGCCCTGTCGCCAACGTGAACTATCGCTTCCCTTGATTCTGGATTGTAGTCTATGTTGCCCACCCAGGAAGAGGACTGCATTACGGGTCTACGCGGCTGGCTGTCGTCCCAGTATTCAGGGATTTCGTTCTTCTCGTATTCTACCGCCGCCTCGTCGAGCTGCCTGAGCAATGCGGATCTCATGGGTTCAGGCATTCCCATGGCCATCCTGTATTGTTCAGGGAACTGAATCTTCGGGTCGAGGTAAGTATCATGTTCATGCTGGGTCTGACGGGAAACGGCCCTTCTGTTACCGCCCTTCATGGCGTTGTTGCCGAGTCCCTGTCCCGATAATACCTGGAATATCATTATACCCCTCCTACTGCCTTGTCAATCGCGTCGATGGATTCCTGAACGCCCTGTACGTAACCGTCAGTCTCGGCTTCCTGTCTGGTTATTTCAGATTCGGCTGCCTTGATGTTGATTTCCTGTTGCTTGAGCATAGTGGAATCGTCATTCTTGTCGGCTTCGAGACCGAGCTTTGCCGCTTCGAGAGTCATCTTGTCCTGTTCGCTGACTACGAACTTCTGCCAATCCTGTTCTCTCTGTTCGCGTCCCGCGAGCATGGACATCTGTGTCTGGAACAGCTGCTGCTTGAGGTCGTCGTTCTCTGCCTTCATCTTCATGAGTTCTTCCATGTTCATATCCATTGTAGCCTTCATCTGGGTCATCATGTGGATTGCCGCAGGGTCAGTCGTATCAGACACGAAGTTTACGTCAGGCGGGAGGTTAGCCACGATATTGCGTGAAAGCTCGTCACCTAGGTCGTTCTTCAACGTGTCCGCGAAATACTTGGCGATAATCGGCTTCATGTTGTCGGGCATGATCGTAGCCAACGCGGTCAGTTCCTGTCTTTGCTTCATCTGGCGCGTAATTATGGAAGGACCGTTCTCGAGGCTGAACTTCAAGTCCTGGCCTCCGTTGAGGAATTCGATTATAATCTTACCTAAGGTACGTACTGCCTTATAGGCGTTGTTGTAATAGGACGCTGTATTGGATTCTTTAGAAATTTCCTGGCGCAGTATTTCAGTAGCCGTTCTTTCTTTCTGATCTACTATTCCGCTAAGAGGAATACCCAGAGTGTCTTCGATTAAGGTACGGCATGTAGATATCGTAGCCTGGAGGTCGCCAGTCTGGAACTGTTCTACTAACGGTACAGGCTGATGTTCGCCTTTCCACATTACCGCCACGGTATCGTCTTCGTTTACCGCTGCCATGCTCTTAGGAAGGATTGCGTCTACGTTGATGAGGTAGTTTGCCTTGGCGGATCTTCCTACTCTTTCTACGAGAGTGGAATACGCTATATTGGCGCCGAGTTCAAGGCTCAACGTCTGCTGGATAATGCCGTTATAGTTGATGTTGTTGTCTTCGAATATCTCGTTGCCCGCGAACCTGATGATAGGTATGTACTTGATTGGCAAATCGATGCCCTGGACTACCTTGTCGCCGCAAATCTTGTAGAATGCGACAGTACCGTCTTCCTTCTTGGCGTAATACGAAATTACGGCCACGGAATCGG